GTGTTTTGGTGGGACGTCCCATCTCGGGGGCTGACCTAACGGATTTGGTCGCCCGGTCCGATCCCTTTATCCGCATGGCTTCGGCCTTTGGATCGCGGATAAACTGGCAGTCTGTGGATTATAGTGCGGCGACAGATCGTGTGAACATATGGTTCACTCGGATGTCGCATGAGGCTTCCGTGGATGCTGCCATAAGTAGAGGTGCCAAACGGTTGGACCTCAGGGTTCGGGCACTGTTGCGCTCAGTTTTGGATGCCCATATCATCCACTACGACAGTTCCGGGTTCACGATCATGGGTGATCGGATACCGGCTGCCGATAGGAATGTATTGGGTCTCGATGATATCGAGCCTGTACAGCAACTGAACGGACAGTTGATGGGTTCGCCACTCTCTTTCCCGCACCTATGTGCCCTCAATTTCTGCGCCTTTTGGGCTGCTTATGAGGACTTCATGGGGCATAAAGTGGATCGAGAGCTCGTCCCCTGCCTGGTGAATGGAGATGACGAACTATTCTTGTCATCGATGAAGTTTCACCGAGAGTACTGGGCGCCATACCGAGATATGGTTGGGTTCGTTCCCTCTGTAGGGAAGAACTACTCCGACCCGGAGTACGCCATCATGAACTCTGTCCTGTTCCGAGCCCCCCTCGTACAGAAAATGCGAGGGGTCGGAACTCTCACCGTCAATGGGACTCACGATTGGCGGGGAAGTCGGATCGGCTGGGCCGACTCCGACTCTCATGAGATACTGCGGGAGGCAACTCCGCAGTGGACGACGCAGGCAGAAGCCTTGACGTATCCCAATTGGGGACTTCTGGTTGGCCAGACGAAGGTCAGCAGGGTGAGTCCTCATAGGTTCGTGGCTGACTCTGGAACGTTGGCTGCGTCCTACCGGGAAGTGGTCCCGGTCGCACGAGATCGGGCGCGCATGCATAGCCGCTGGATGCACTATCACATTGAAGAAGTGAACAGTGCAACTGCGGGCGGACTCTGGAATCTATTCTTACAACCAGAGTTTGGCGGGGTGGGGTTGATCGCCTACCCCGGGATGGAGGTCTCTGCGACCCCCTTCCAATTGCATGTGGCGCAACTCCTGAAGTCGCGCATCTCAGGTCTCAAGGAAGAGAGACCCAAGATTGTCCGATACAATCTTGCACCTTCAGACTCTCAAGGTTTCGAGATTTCTCGAGATCGGAAGGGTTTGAAATGGATGAGGAGGTGTGTTGGCCCACTGTTTTGTGGTGCCATGGAGGATGGGAAACCTTTGGTGTTTCGACCTTTCCTCCCCCGCCTGTTGGGAACAGGTCTTTACTCTCTGATTCGAAATGATGAGAGTGGGGAGAAGGTCCGTCGTGTCCCGCGTGAAGTTGTCCAGGCTGTGCGAGAGCACGGTAGGGAACTGTGGGCACGTATGTCCAGTCCCAGGAGGTTCCAGGATGAGGTACACGGAGTTATCGCGTTCTCCGAGTCGGTTCCGATCGCCGACTGGTCGTCCTCAATAGCGGAGCACATGCCCATACACTGAGATGGCGTTGGCACTGGGGGGGTGGATCCAGCCCCAGCCAGGATGCTACATTGCCATGGGAGTGTCGGCGTGGGATCAAGTTGATCGCGGAGCCAGAAATGGTCACCGCTGCTCGAAGGGTAGCCACTCGCTATGCGTGTGTGCCGAAGAAGGAGGCAGAGATAGTTCTGCCTCGCTCCTCCGCGTCGCATGAGGATGCGGGTAGCATTAACCCC